CATTAGGTACGGATCTAATTTGGTCTCTTTCTTCTTTACATAGCATAATCTGCTTTCCAAATAATCTTGCGCGTCCAATCGTTAATGCCGCTACATGTACTAGCGCAGCGACGGTGGCCTCTGCCGCATCGTTTTGGTGTCCTATAACTAGGCGTTTAAATGGGTAATAGTCGTAGGCATCGGCGTCTGCGGCAACGTTGACATCCGTAGGTATAGGCAAATCGAAAATGACACCACTAGCGTCTAGTACAGCAGTTGAAAGGGTAGTAGTATTAGTAGTGGGTATTGGATATATGTCTTTATTCTGCGCCGCTGTCACCGCCGTAACTTTGAATTTTCCAGTAGCCGAACCCGATGTAAACGTTACCTTGATTTTAACAGACTGTTGCGGAGCAGCGGCCATCATGTAGCCATTTTCAGTAATATTGTAAAATTTTCTAAGTGGAGCAGATAAATCAGCTGACATCGCAGGTAGCCACAATACACATTTTACTTCCTCGGCTGGAGAAGTACCTGTGCTGCCAGTTTTTTTGGTTTGTGTGAGTGAACTAGCATCCGCGGGGAAGACCTTGTTATCTTGGTCTCCTACAATCCATCTTTCACATGCAATTTGTTTACTTAATATGTCCGAACAACTTTCGGCTTTGGTTGTTTGAGTTATAACTTTAATATCATTCCCGGTTAGTGTGTGCCAAATTTGAGTACCTATCATAAATTCAACGCGATCAATTAATTTGTATTGAAAATTATGATCTAATTCAAAATCCATAAGGACTCGTTGTTCTGCTGATGCGGTACCAGAAGTTAAAGTAACGTTAAGAGTCAAATCTAAGAATAAATCTCCTAATACGTCTACGTCGTTATTAACTGTATAAATTCTAGAAGAACCGAACGCATTGCTCGTTCCAGAAGAACCTGAACTTACAATTTCTGTAATGCTGGATCCATGTAAAAGCTGTCTTGTAGTATCGTGCTTTGTCCAAAAAACAGACATAATATCTCCTGTATCGTTGATCTTATTAGTTACAGCAAGGCCCTGAGTTCCGGCACCGTTATAAGCAGCGTGGGCAGCGACGGCACCAGACATATTATATTATTTAATAATATAAAAGAAAATAATTTTAAATTAAATACGTATTAATTAATTTAAAATTATTTATTAATTTATTAATTTATTTATTACAATTAATTTATTTATTACAATTAATACATAGAAATAGATGCTGCACCATTTGCGTATAATGCGGTTGTACACCCAACCGCCGTAACGCTAGTTTTTCTAGTTACACCGGGTACATTGCCATTGACTTTTATGATTAATCTTATATTATCAAATCGGTTTAATGGTACCGATGAACCACTGTATGCAGTAGATGCTAGTGGAAAAATAAAATAGTTCTTAGCATCGCTTCCGATGCTGTTTTCTGAATAATTCGAAAAAAGTCCCATAGAAGGGCCTGTAACTCTCAATAATGAAAACGGAATTTCTCCAGAGTATGAAGACGAGTTTAATAGTAATTCAACCGTATCTAATCTATAAAAAGGGTGTTCAGTTACTATTACTAAATGGGAGGCATATATAGAAAAATGATCTAATGTAATAGTTATAGTTCTATCTGTAGCTAACGATTCGATAACAGCATTTTGAGTTACTTTAATTCTTTTAGCAATACGTGTAGATGATAATTGTTGACGTTCTGATTCACACATTACTATATTTTTAGAAAAAAGCCTAACCTTAAACGAATTACAGCTAGCATCTACATCAGTTGACGCATTTGTTGAAACGTTAATTCTTACCTGTTGGTTGGGTGCAGCTGCCATCAAGTATCCATCTTCCGTCTGTTCGGAAAAAAGTTCAAGATCAGACGCAATAGTTTTTGTGAGCATTTTAAGTGGAATATTTGCTACATAAGTTTCCGCCTCATCCTTAACTGCGTCTACCTCTGGAGTAAAACGTGCATTATCTGAGTCAGCGCCAGAATAATGTCCTCTAAGTTGAAAATGTACATTAGAATAATTACCTTCTGGCACCTCAGAATGGTATAAAGCCAAAATATCATCATTTTCCAAAGTCTGCCAAATTTGGGTACCCACAATAAATTCTATTCTAGAAATACCATTTAATAAATCATTACCACCAGCTTTGAAAGGCTGAGTATCGGCAGTGAGGGTGGTTGTCCTAGTTATAACAGCTGATACTTCTAGAATTAAGTCCCCTATACAATCTACGTCGTTATTAATATCGAAACTAATTATATTTCTAGACCCACCTCCGGATGTTCCCTGAGAAGGTACTTCCACAAAATTAGAGCCGTGAAGAAGCTGTCTTGTTGTATCATTTTTATTCCAAAAAACAGACATTACGTCTCCGGTGTCGTTAATTTTATTAGTTACAGCAAGACCCTGAGTTCCGGTACCGTTATAAGCAGCGTGGGCAGCGACGGCACCAGACATATTATATTATTTAATAATATAAAAGAAAATAATTTTAAATTAAATACGTATTAATTAATTTAAAATTATTTATTAATTTATTAATTTATTTATTTATTACATTTAATACATAGAAATAGATGCCGCCCCTTGTTTGTAAAGCGCGGTAGTTTCCCCGACACATGTAGCAGAGACTTTTCTAATGATTGCTTTGGTACCCGCAACTGTTTCTGGTGTATGTAATTTTAGAGATAATCTTATATTATCAAACCTATTGAGAGGAACTCCAGAACCCGAATAAGCTTTATTTGCTAATGGAAATACATAAACTATAGTTCTAGTATGTGGATCAGTTCTAGAAAAGAAGTTATTAACGTAAAGACCCATAGATTCTGGTAGAGGACCGGCCATCATACCACCTGTTAAAGTTCCGCAAAATGATGTAGAATTTAATTTTAAATCTGCGCTAAGCAATGATGTACATTCATCGTGTAAGGTCGCATCCATTTTGTAAGAATCATTTTTTTTATACTCGGTATTATCGAAAATCTGAATTATTAGATGAGAAGCGTATAGGGAAAAGTGATCACAATCCAATTCTATACTTGTTACCGACGTACCCGAGGCGGCTGGTAGGATTGAATCTCGATATTGTGTAAGTTTCAATCTTTTTGCAATCCCCCCCGGTATACTTCTTATTTTTTCACGTTCTTCGTTACACATAATCATATGTTTCCCGAACAAACGCACCTCCATTCTGTCGTCAGCATCGCTTGCGCTAATCATTTTGTTAGTGACCATAACGGAAGTTTTATTTGTATAAATTTTAATTTTAACGGTCTGGTTTGGAGCCGCAGCTGTTAAAAACCCTGATTCAGAAATATTTGAATAATTGTTTAACATCGGTCCCAAATTTCTAGTTAACAAAGGAAGTCTAAAAGAAAAATTACGCACTTCGTCAGCTGCTGTTTCAAAATCGGTGTCTGTTGGGCCACCGATGTTGGCGGTGGCAGCCGCAACTCCACCGTTTGCGTCGAAAAAGCCGCCAGCTGATAATATAAATTTTTCATAACCACCCTCTGATAGCTCTGTAGTATTCAATCCTAATATATCGGCAAATTCAAGTGTCTGCCAAATTTGCGTACCACATTGAAATTCGATACGTTCAAATAAATTTAAAAGTCCATATTCTTTTGATATTTCAGTTACGGCACCAAATGTAAGTTTAACATGAACATACAAATCTCCTATTACATCCATATCACTATTCATTGTAAATGTCATAGAACTACCAGGTTGGTCAGTGTTTCCGCCGGATGATGGAATTTCTATAAGCGCACAACCGTGTAATAACTGCTTAGTGGTTTTATCTTTAGTCCAAAAAACGGACATAATATCTCCTGTATCGTTGATCTTATTAGTTACAGCAAGACCCTGTGTACCCGATCCATTATATGAAGCGTGGGCAGCAGTTGCTCCAGACATATTATATTATTTAATAATATAAAAGAAAATAATTTTAAATTAAATACGTATTTAATTTAAAATTATTTAAAATTTATAAAAATATTACACATTTACATTTACATTTACATTTACACAATTACTTAAATATAGGAAAATGAAATTGTATTATTGTTAATAATCTGCAGTGTTGTACCGCACGCACACACGCTAATTGTAGCATCTCTCATCGACCTTTCGTCGTATATGCCGATAGTAGTTACGGCTGTTGCAGTATTATCGCTGCCAGATGTAAGAGCTGTAAAGGCTGTACGATTAAAAAACTTATTTCTTACATTCAATATTAATTTTTTATTTTTAATTCTAGAAAATGGTATTCCAGAACCACTAAAAGCTTTGTCTGCTAATTTTATTATATAAAAATGTTGTTCAGTATTTTGTAAATTAAATTCTACTTGATTCGAAGATAAAGCCGAACATGGAATTGCTCCAGTTGTTTCATTACCTAAAACAAGTTCAGCAGAACTCAACCATTTATCGAACACTCCTAAAACATCTGGATTAAATATAGTAGAACTGCTTATGTTTGAGTCGATACTCGCTTTACCCCACGTACTACTTAATTTATTATCGCCCGATACATATTTAGATGCTGCTTTTAAAGTAACTGGAGTTATAGCAACACTAGCGGCACCGTCAGCTGTTGAATTTAAAAATTGAGACGGCTTTACTAACGCAGTATTTGTTGTAGAATCTGACTGGTTAAATATATTAACATTTAAACAGAACATTATATGAGTTACATTTAAATCTATATTATCTAAATCTACATTTATAGCAGTTATACCGTCGTCCTGTTTTATATATTTATTTGTAATTTGAGTTATTCGAATCCCGGTAGAGGTGTTTATTACTCTATTGATTATATTTTGTTTAATAAAATT